CGGCAGGAGCTGGAACGGTAGTGTCGGACACTTGTTCTCCTTGTGTTGTTGGTTGATCCTCGGAAGCGGATGCTTCTTCGGAAACTTGTTCGTCGCTTGCTGCGACCTCAGCGACTCGCGCTGAATCAATGGCTGGCTCTGTGACCAGGCTGACTTCGATGAGCTTGGCTGATGAAATCACCATCGCGCCGTCTTGGTTCGCCCAATCGTTGAGCTTCACGCCTACTGAAAAGCCGTCGCGTAATCCTTCGGCTGCTTCCACCAAAGCGTCGGATGCGACGGTCGTGTTTGCGAGCTTGAACTTGGCTTCGATGCCGGTATCGGTTACTTCTGCGCTGAGCATTTTGCCGATTGGCTTGCTCATCTCATGTTCTAGCAAAAGTTTCACATTCTTTCCGAATTGAATTGAATTCTCGCTGAAGATGGTGCGTCCGGCTGAGGTATTACCTTCTTCGCCCCATGTAACGATGCGACCGGTGAGCGTGCGTGACTCTACGTCTGCCGCCGTGATGGTCATTGGGAAATTGATCTTCATCCTAAGAGATCCTCCGCTTTCCTGACTTCCTCCACGGTCATCGCTCCGATGCCGGTGAGAATCTGATAAATCTGTGCTCGCTCCAAAGGATTTCCACGAAGGAAATCGTCCAGGTCAAAACGGACGCGAGTGCCTGCCGGTGTGAAGTCGTCCATCGATAAACGCGACTCAATTGCGGTCAGGATTGGACGAAGCGAGAAGTCGATAAGCGAACGACGCTCACTTGTAGCGTTGGAATACGTCATCGAGGTAGATTCTGCGCTGAGGAAGTATGCAGGGATTCCGCATTGACGCGCTAGTTCCAAAGCGATGTACTGACGCGCCTCGCTAAGTTGAAGTTGCTTAGGATCAAAACCCAAAGCCTGCAATTCGACGTCAGCGTTGAGGAAAGCGGTGGCGCGATTCTGTCGACTGACTTTCCATGATTCGAGAAGTGCTTTGATGCGCTCGGAAGGTAGGTTCGTGCCGGTCGATTTGAGAACCATCGTTGGGAGCGGTTCTTTCGCGTAGATTTCGGCAGCCTTTTCTAATTCAATCGCTGCTCTGATAGTGCGACCGGCACGATTCAAGATTCCTGCGTCTGCGAGGTTATAAAACGCAATAATGGAACCAACGCCAACCATAGGAACATTCTGCCCATTGACAGTGTAACCAATAACTTCTGTACCAAGAGGATTCGTGCGAACGCTAACCCAGGTTGGATCGATGCGCGTCCATTGACGAATGCGACCGCCATCGGAACTTGCATATTGGTCGAGGACTTGACCATAAGCAACCCCAAACAGCCATAAATCTTGTGCCAGGTAGCTATAGATTAGCGATGCAGGAACGCGAGGATCAGGCTGACGAAATGATCGCTCAACCGGAATGCGTTGACCTGTTGCGTCATTGAATTTTTCAACCGGTAACGATCCGACCGTTGAGGTGATGATTCCGTTAGCGCGTGCAACTGCCGGAACTGATAAAGCGGATGCGCGAGGAACGCTAATTGTGCCGCCTGCGATATTGAGTGCGGTTTGGTTGACGTAGAAAGGTGCGAGAGAAGCTGCAACGTCAACAACGTCGTCAGCTTGTTTTGGAGTGCCGAATAAATCGGATAAGACGCCCATTGATGGATAATTCTAGCACGAAAGACCGTCTAATAAACGAAACCGCCGGCGTCCAAAGACCGGCGGTCGCGTTTCCTGGAGTATCTGACTCCGGGAGCGGATCAAGCGCGTTCAGCCTACGACGATGTCGATCCCGTCGTCAACCCGAGTCGCAAAGTGAGTGACTAGGGCTGACGCAACGGCAGCGCAGACGGTGGCGCTGGATGCCCGACGACCGATAACCCATGAACTATCACCACGTTGATACTTCACGGCTGAAAGCACCTGCTTAGTAAATTCCTCCTGACCTGAGTGCCGAAACCTGCCTGAATTGATGGCTCCCGACCATTCGTCGCACGCTTGCATGTAATCGTTGCCATCGACGTCATGCACCGGGATGCCTGCCGGGATGAGTCGAACGGCAATCGCGGATGCGGTTTGCTTCGAGTAAGCAAGCGTCTCGACCTGATACTTTCGAACCCAGGGCGCGATGTCGTTCGCCAGGGCTTTATCGTCGAGAGCCAAATCTGCCTTCCATGTCTGCAAGAGGACGACACCAAATCGGTCGCCGTCGAGCTTTTGAGCCGCAACCAAAGCCGCTTCCTGACGACTAGGGCTGAGATCGATACCGAGCCAGGTGGTCTTTTGAGGATCAAGCACAATCTTCTCATCCCGACAGGTTTCCCATTGATCGGGATCAACCGCACCGTTCAAAGTCGTCACCCATTGGCAAAGCATTTCGGTTCGGATTGTGTCCGGTGGATCATTGAGAGCCATTTTCAGATTCTCAGGATGGATCGTGTAACCCAGCGATGGATTTGCCTGCGCTAAGCCTTCCCACATTTTCAAAGATCCGTCGATGGGAGTATCAGGATGCGCCGAGTACTCCCACCAACCGATATCGTCACCCGAACCGCTCAGAGAGGCGAGAGCGCGATCACGTAACGAATTCAGGATCACCGATGAGGCGTCACCGGCGTTCGAGTAAATCCAGGTCTGCGGATTCCTCGCTGCCTGGAGCGTATAGCGAATTGATGCCCAAGTTGCTTCGTTTTTATACTCGCGAAGCTCATCGAGGTGGATGGCTTCGGGCTTTGAGATACCGCGAGTCGCGTTATTGCTCGCTCGGTAAATATACCGGGCTCCGTTCATGAATTGGATTTCTTGTTCGCCATTCGCCCAGCGAATTTTCTTGACCTCGCCTGCGAGCTTCGAGGCTTCCACTATGTCTACGAGTCGCTTGAAGGATTCTCGGGCTGTTGAAATGGTGTGAGCCGTTCCAATTTGCAGATCGTCTCCGTAAAGCATGGCTCCGGCAAGGATGCGAAGGATCATGAAAGTCGTCTTGCCGGACTGCCTGGCGATCAGAAGCCCATTGAGCGGATAAGCCCACCGACCGTTTTCTTTGACCTTCAGGCTGTTTATGGCTACGAATTCCTGCCAGGGAAGCAACGGGAAGCCGATTTCGCGGCAAAAGTCGATCATTTCCTGACCGCGAGAGGGTAAATCGTTCAGTTTTGAGTGAATACGAGGCTCAGTCACACCTCTTATTTCCGATATGAGCCGATCATTCACGATGCTTCCTCATTTCGGTCTACCGACGCAGATTCCTCGCCGTAGTGGACGATTGTGCCCGTTTGAGAGGTAAAAGAGTCCAGGGGGGTCGATGGTGTCGGCGGGCTAACAAAAAACCTACCCCCCTTTGAATAATTACATTTCGCACACGCAGCAACGAGATTGTCTGGCGTGTCTGCGTTCTGATCGATAAGCTTCGACCTCGGCACTATGTGATCCACGGTCGTCGCTTCACCACCGCAATAGAAACACACATAACCGTCACGTTTGAGGATCTGACTTCGTAGCCTGCGCCATTGACTCGTTGATCCGTTGCGCTTCAAGTAGCTAGCCATTAGTGCCAGCCCTTACGAATCAGGTGCCTAAGTGCCTTGCACGCTGAGCCGTCATAGCGGTGATCCAAATAGTCGAGATGCGCTTTGATTTGCTTACGAGGTGTGAGATCCCTATACCAAGTAGATCGCATCTGCCCTAGTCCGTAATGGCTGCCATTTCGAGCCTTGTAGTTCCAAGTGCTCTCCCTATGTATAAGCTCCACATAGCATTCGAACTCAGTCCAGTCTTTTATCTGATTATGAGCATATAACTTCAAATTCATAGAATGGTTTTTCCAACCATAAGCATTTTGCACGCTATTTGAAGAAATGATGAATAATCCCAAAAGGATTATGAATAGACGTCGCCCGATCGCTAGAGCCCCCGCTCGGGCTCCGACCCCGCGGGTTGGCACGCTAAGCGTAACATGGCTGTCAAGCCCATTGACATAACCGCAGGTCAGACGGCGTGTCGTTTTCATGCTGCCTTGTCCTTTGGATAGCAATCTTCGCAAAGCTCACGCATATAAACCCATTTTCCGCACATAAGGCAACGTCGAACTCGTTTATCGAGCTCCATAGCCTGCCGCCTTCAATAGGTGGATTAGATCATCGAATGTAAGGATGGCGACCCAATCTCCGATTGCCTTCTCACCTTGTCCGTTCATGCGAAGCACCCCAACGCCTAGCCCTGTATCGCGTCGCCTTCTTTTGAGCTGAGCCAAAGTTTCGCTGATGACCAGGTCTCTGCGTCCTTTGACTTCGATATCCAAGCCAGGAATGCCGAGAACATCAGAACCAGCAGCCGCCATGCTCGTAGTGTGCGCGGTGTGGAACCCATGACGTACCAAATAGTCAGCAACGATTTTCTCACTTTCGCGTCCTCTCTGTCGCCTACTCATGCCCATGCCGCTTCGTAGTGCTCTTGGCAAGCCCAATTGAAATCGAACGGATCTTCCTCATGCATTTGCACCCTGAAACCGGCATAACTGACCAAATCGATACCGCACCAGTCACATTTCACCGGTTGCTTATTGGGTTCGCCTGTTCGGTCGATGCTAGTCATTAGCTCGACCTTCGAACACCCATTTACCGCCTACCATCTTCGCCCACTTTGGCTCACATTGCTCAGCCTTGCGTGGTGATCCGCAGACATATCCGCAGTAAGGTTTTCCAGCCTTTGAGGTTCCTTCTTTGCGTAGCATGTCGCCATGAGCGCATTTGAAGCCTTCAATCGATGCGCCTAGCTGCGCCTGGAGATCAGCGATGAATGTGCCGGTATCTTCAAACGCTTTCGTCTCGACGTCATCCCAGACTACGGTTTCGGGTTCGTTTGGAACCTCTTTGACTTCGTCCTTCGGCTTGAATGGATGTTTGACTACCGGTGAATCCCCACGGACTACTTTCGCCATTTCCTCTCGGCTTGGTCGCTTTCCTTTCGCAGCGTAACCAAGATTTGCAAGGGCTCTGCCAAGACTAGAGGTCTCTGCATTTTCCAAAGCCGAAGTAGAGTTGACGCCTCGATCAGTAACAATCTCCTCAGCCAATCCTGAGGCAGCCGCCTTCTCATCGGTATCCGTTCGGT